AAAAATACAAAAAATAATTTAATAAAATACTTTTTTATAAAAAATAATGTATATTTGCATAAAAATAAATATTATGGCTGCTATTAAGAAAAAGAACGTAATGATGACAGAAGAAACTCATTGTAAACTTATGGAGATAAGAATGAGAGTTTACAAAACCAAGGGGCTATTGTTAACGATGGAGAAAACTATTCTGTATCTTATGGAAAATGAATCGAAAGATTAAAAGATAATTGTTTTTTGACTGTATTCGAAGCCGTGGTAATTTATCACGGCTTTTTTTTATTAAGGGGCTAGGTCGAATAGGGGCTATCTCTAATGGGGCAAGGGGCAATGTCTGATGAAACCAAAATCGTTTTTGGGAAAATGGAAAATCGTTTTTGAAAGTTAAGAAATTGGACAAAAAATGTCCAAAATATAATGTCAAAAGACTGAACAACGTATCTAATGCATATACAAATCACATACACAAGCATATATGAGCATAAGCCAATATAAATTTCAATTAAAATGTATAATGAATAACCCAAAATTTACTAAAATAACAAAATAGATTTATAACAACAATTTACTAAAGGAAACTATGTAAAAAACTGGTTTAAGGTTTAGATTAAGGCAAAAACATTATATAAAACATAGTCATATGAAAAGCAAAGTAAACGGACAAAGAAAATTGTAAATAAAATTGTCAAAAATCGTCAAAAAAAATATTGGGAAAATTTTAAAAAATTATTTAAATAAATAAAATGTCAACTGACGCTGCGGAAAAAAAATAAATCGGGCGCGGACGGCTGGGAAAAACGTCGGGCGAAAAAAAAATTTTTTTCTAGAGGTTAATTTTGTGGGAATGACGCTTAGTTAACCGGGAACTTGAAGGATCTCTGAATTGAGCTGGAAAAATCGCCAAAAGCGAAATGCAAGAGCTTTTTTTAAACCCTACAAAAAAGGTAGGGTTTATTTGTCCTACCAAATTGATAGGGTTAATTTTGTCCCTGGAAACGATTTGAAAAAATACCCTACTAAAATAGTAGGGTTAATTTGTTCTACTAAATTAGTAGGGTTTATTTGTCCTACCAAATTAGTAGTATTTTTTTTTGCTCTCAAAAATTTGATCCATGAAAAATACCCTACTAAAAAGGTAGGACTTTTGCCTGTTTAACTCTAGAAAAAAAAATTACATAAAAAATAAAAAATATTTGTGTTTTATATAAAAGGTATTATATTTGCATATCAATTATTTCAAACAGTCAAAAACAAAACAAGATGAATGTAGAACAATTAAGCATTGAGCAATTTAACGCGAGGCAATTTATTCAAATTAATTTTGAATTAATTCTAGATGAATTTCAACAATGCGAATCGGCAAAACTTACAAGATTATTGAAAAATGAAAAACTTTTTGAAAATTTATGCTTGTATCTTAAAGAGGGAAATTTAGTGTGTTTCACTTATATGCAAGTATATTTAAAAGAGGTTTTACTAGAATTTATTGAGGAAATGCAGCAATATTTTGCTTAAACATTGTAGCCTACTAACAATAGGCTACATTTTTATTTTATTTTCAAACAGTCAAAAACAACAAAAATGAACTATTTCCAATTTAACAGTCAAACATTCTTAGAGGAAAACAAGCAATTATTTATTGATGCTTGTTTAATTAACCAAACAAAAAAAATAACCGAAATCTTTGATAAAGACGGGTATTTATTTTATTTGCTTACAAATTATTTACAAAAAGGATTTTTTATAGATTTCCTTTACTTACAAGAGTGCCTAAATGATTTAATACAAAAAAATCAAATAGACATCAATTTATATTCGGATTGTATATAATTTTTCAAACAGTCAAAAACACAACAAGGTGAAAAAATTTAATTTCGATTTCAGCAAAGCAATTAATGATTTTAGAAAGGGTAACAACTTTACTACTGATTTATTAGGCTTAACTACAGTACTAAACGCGTATATTAATAACGACGTTTTACACAAATTTACCATTAAGGAAATAGGGTACAATGATAGCCCCGTTTATTGTGACAAATATTTTTATATTATTTTATCCAATAAAATTGAAATTTATTCTATTAGCCCGTCCGATGTTGCCTATTCATTTGAAGACGGTTTTTTTAATAGTGTTGATGAACTAATAAAATTTATTGGTTAAAAATCGTTTCCAGGGAAAACAGTAAAAAAAATTTTTAAACAGTCAAAAACAAAAACAATGCAATTTAATTTCATTTTAGAAAATGTCATTCACTCTATAGACATTAAAAAGAGTGCAACACCTAAGTTAGCCGAAAGCAGCGCACGAATTTTACAAACATACACTTTTAGCGTTGAACAAGTGCTAAACAAAAGTTTAATAAATGATAAAGAGGTGTGTTTTAATTGCCCGTTTTCATACAATCAAAATAATGAAAAATCGGGCGGTTGTTATACCCACAAAGGGTTATTAAGTTTCGGATTAAAAAGTAAGTTAAATAGGCTTAATAAACTTTATTTGGCGGGAAAAATACAAAAGGGTTATATTGGAATATTTGAAAAAATATATAAATATTCCTTAAAGTATCCTATTAAATTTGCAAGATTTGGGACTTACGGCGAACCTACATTAATGCCTATAGAATTGATGCATTTATTAAGTACAATCGTTAAAAAATACAGCGGTTATACACATCAATACATGAATGTAAATAGGGAATATAGCCGTTATTTAATGGCATCAACCCACAATGTTTTTGAGGTTAACATTGCTAAAAGTGAGGGTTATCGCTCTTTTTTAGTAGGAACTGAAAAACCTAATAATTTCGTACTTTGTCCCTCAAGTAGTACAATAGCAAAAGATAATAAAATTTCGTGCGCTAATTGTGGTTTGTGTAGTGGTGCAAATATTGGGGCTAAAAGTATATTTGAATTTAAGCATTAATTTATAAACAGTCAAAAGCAAAAAAGATGACGTTAAACAATTTTTTTACCTACTTTATATTGGGTATATTATTTTATCCGATTATCCTATTTTATATAGCGGTTATAGTGGTTATATACTTAGGAATATTAAAACCAATTTTTAACAAAAACAAAAACCAATAATTATGAAATTTAACGAATGGATTGTAGTGTTAAACGGTATTAGGCTAGATTGTAACGGCTTTTATTGTAGTGCGCAATGCGTAACGGCATACAGTAAAAAAGAAGCATTGCGTATATTAGCTAAGGCAAAAATGTATTATTTTGGAAAGTATCGTTTAAATGATGCAATCAAAAAAAATACTTACTTAAAGTATAATTAATTATTTTTAAACAGTCAAAAACAAATAAAATGGGACAAATCAAAGAGGCATTGTATACCAATTCCGAAAAATTTACTAAAAAGTACGGCTATATTTTTACATCATTATACCTATATGAATTTCAACAACAATGCCAAAGCAGTGTAAAATTAAAAAATATAGAGTATCCTATAGAATGTAATGAAATAAGCAATGAAATCATAAAACATACTTTGTTTAATTACTTTGAGGAATTACTAAAAGATAGTGAAATAAATATACATTTGATTGATAGCGAAATGTTATTCGATTTGTGCGAATTATACGACTATTAACAAGCAAAGCAAAGCAAAGTATTTTAAGGGTAGTAATTAATTTTACTACCCTTTTTTTTATGTCCAGGACAAAAGGTAAATAAATTTGTCACATATTTAACATTTAAGCAATCATAAATAAAAGTAAAGGTATAACACTACATTAAAACAAAAGTATCTTAGAACTAAAATATAGGCTTAATATTAACGATATAAATAAATTATTAAATAGAGTTAATAAAACAAAGCAAAGGAACAAAGCAAAGCAAAGTATTATAATAGCATATCTTTTTATTTAATATTAGTATGAGTATAAAAGCAAAGCATATAAAAGGAATGTCTATAGGGTTAATATGTCAATGTTTCAACCAATCAAACAAAGTATTTTTTTACATCTTTTGTCCAATCAAACAAGCGAAAACAAGGCAAAAAACGCGAAAAAACGGGAAAAAAGGCATTGTAAGGAAATCTCGAATCAATCCAAAAATATCAAGGGTGGGTATAAAAAAATAATTGTACTTTTGTGATATGCCAATATTAAACAATAAATCATATCGTCGGTTTGAAAACCCAGTAAAGAGGAAACCGCACCAAAACCAAGAGGAAAACAAGTTTTACGGCACACCGTTGTGGAAGCGTCTTCGCCATTTGCAAAAGACAAGGAAGCCAATGTGTGAGGTATGCGAGGCTAAAGGCATTTACACGGATTGCTCTGATGGAAACAACAATGGCATTGCGGATCACGTTATAAGAATCTTGGACGGTGGTCATCCATATGATGAGCGGAACTTGTTTACTTTGTGCAAACGATGTCATCATGTGAAGAGTAATATGGAAGGTAGAGGCTTTTTACCAGCAAGGATGGCAAGTTCTGACGGTTACTACCTTCCATCGTCTAAAGATGACATAATAAAGGCTATTATAAACAAAAAAGTAAATTAAAATGAAAACGGAGAAGTTGAAAGACTTGCAAGGTACTTTGAAGCCTGGTAGAGTTAAAAGAATTACACCTCAAGCTATAATTGCCCATAATCCATTTGATTTAAGCGATGAGGAGCAAAATACTGTTGAATTAGTAAAAAAGCATCTTGAATCTGCCGATGCAAGTTACAATGTTGACATCATCGCTATCAATATGTTAGCAAGGTTATTGACTGTTATACAACACGCTGCTAACAATATCCTTAAAAACGATGGTGTGGTTGTTTACCCAAACGGTGTTCAGCAGATTTCACCAGAGTGGACGATGTTTAAACAGTCGGTTGAGATTTACAACGATATGTCTGATAGGTTTGGTCTTGACCCGAAGGCAAGGTTAAAGCTGGAATACTTTAACAGAGCGGACAAAAAAGAAGAAGATCCTATTATGAAGTTGATTAAAAACGCATAATGTTTGATTTAGAAAACGAATTGATTGGGGAATATGCAAGGTTAGCTATTCAAAGGCACTATGATGACGTAAAGAAGTCAGAAAACAACAATTTCCCTTACTATTACGACCAAAAGGCTGCAGATACCTATATTTCTTTTATGAAGGTATGTAGATTGACTAAAGGCGAGTATGCTGCAATGAATGTCAATGTTATGCCGTGGCAAGAGTTCTTTTGGGCAATGATATTTGGTTGGAAGCGTAAAATTGACAAAAAACGTAGATTTAGGAAAGTTTACCTTGAAATATCAAGAAAGAATGCAAAAACAGAAACTGCTGCTCTTACTGCCGTGGCTTGTTTTATTCTTGATCAAGAAAAAGGTGCTGAGATTTATACGGCAGCCACTACCCGTGACCAGGCAAGGATATGTTGGGATGCCGCAAAAGTCATTTTAGATTATTTAAAGAAGGATAGCCCAGCGGTAAACAAAATGGTTCAAGTCAGAGCGCATTCAATTTATTCTACCGGATCAAATAGTAAGATGATTCCTGTATCATCCGATGCTAAAACACTTGATGGATTAAATCCCCATGTGGCTATAGTGGATGAATTTCACGCGCATCCCGATAGTTCGGTGTTAGAAATTATGGAATCTGGTATTGGTAGTAGAAGTCAACCATTAATTTTAATTACCACTACTGCTGGATTTAATAAGGAAAGTCCGTGTTACCAATTAAGGAAAGTGTGTTTGGATATTATTAAAGGCCATAAACACGATGATGCGGTGTTTCCGTTAATATTTAGTTTAGATGAGGATGACGATTGGCAAAATAGCGACAATTGGATTAAATCAAATCCATCTATGAATGTCACTATTGGTATGGGATATCTACAAGACCAATACACAAAAGCTATAAATGAAGGTGCAGCCAAGCAAATTGGCTTTATGACAAAGAATCTAAACTATTGGACAAACACTCACGCTACATGGATTAATGAAAATATGTGGAATGAGTGCGAAATGAAAATTACTGATGACTTTTTATTGAACAGACCAGCTTTCGGTGGATTGGATTTGGCGCAAACAATTGATATTAGTGCTTTTTGCTTGTTTTTCCCCGAATTTGACAATAAACCAGCCTTTGTTATATGGAAATATTGGATTCCCGAAGAAAATGTCAAAGACAGAAGCCTTAGAGATGGTGTTCCTTATATGGATTGGGCATTAAACGGCAGTATAAAGGTTACTAACGGTAATATTGTAGATAACGATGTAATTATTAATGATATTTACCTATTATTCCAAAAATACAACATTAGAAGCCTTGCCTATGACCCCTGGAGAGCAACACACGTTGTTATATCATTACAAGAAAGAGGAGTTAATGTAAAACCGTTCCCACAAAGTTTTCCCGAAATGAATACACCAATCTGTGAGTTTGAGAAAATGATTATTGGTAAAAAAATATTTCATGATGGAGATCCGGTGGCAAAGTGGATGTTGTCAAATGTAGCATTAATTTTAAATTCAACGGGTTTGGTTAAGTTTGATAAAAGGAAATCTAATGAAAAAATTGACGGCATGGTAGCGGCTGCAATGGCTATTGGTGAGGCTATTGACCCTAAGAACAAAATTAATTTAGATTTTAATTTGATAATTGGTTAATTTTTTTATTTGCATATAAAATTATTAATAATCATCTTTGCAGTATGGAATTTTTGAATAGGGTTAGTCATGAAACATCTTTGTCTATCCCTGCTTATTTTAGGGCTTTATCTATTTTATCAGAGCAAATAGCGTCTTTACCCTTTTCTATATACGAAACTAAGGCTGATGGTAATGTGGTTGAGGCTATAAACCATCCATTGTATTCATTAATTAAATACAGACCGTCAAGTAAGTATGATACTTTTAGTTTTCGTGAAGCCATCGTAAGACAAGCGGTTAATGGTTCGATGTCAACCAAAAGTGGCAATGTACTTATTATACCTAATAGGAATCAAGCAGGAAATGTAATTGATTTAAACTTGGTTGATGTTCCTTGGGAGATGTACAAGATAAACGATGAGTTTTATTATAAATTAGAAGGTAGTACGGAAATCTATAGTTCATCTGAGGTTTTACATATAAAATCCTTTAGTGATAATGGCTATTGGGGCAAAAGTCTTATTGAAGCTGGTAAAACAACTTTATCAAGGGCATTACACGAGATTGACTATGGTAATGACATTTATGCTAAAGGAACTAATTTAAGTGGTACGGTTGAGACGGATCTTATCCTAAATGAAGACCAATTAAATGTAATTAAGAAGTCTTGGGCAGATAAACACTCAGGACCTAATAACCAACAAGGTGTAGCCTTCCTACAAGCAGGGTTTAAATTTAAACCGATAGCCTCAAGATTAGAGGCAGCGGATATTGATGCAAGAAAGTTAACTATTGAGGATATTTCGAATTTGACTGGTGTTCCAGGCTTTTTGCTTTTGGGTAACAACAATATATCAACCACAAACATTGAGATATTAAACAGGATATTTGTTCAGTACACACTAAGAGCATGGACTAAGCGAATTGAGAATGAATTTAACACAAAACTATTTCCACAAAAAGATTGGGGAAAGTATTACGTTAAATTAGACCTTGAAGAGTTATACAAAGGCGATGTAATGGCAAGAGCAGAGTTTTACACTAAATTGTACAACATTAGAGCGATTGCACCTAACGAGATTAGAAACCTGGAAGGATTTAACCCATACGAAGGTGGTGATAAGTTTGGTATGCCATTAGCCTCAAACAGTAGGGAAGTTCCTGCTGAAGGTCAACAAAATAATAATAGCAATGCCCAAGTACAGTAATTACCCACAATCTGCTGTCAAGCAGACAAGGATTAGAGGCAGATGAAGTAATAAGAACATATTCCTTTTTATCAAGAGCCAAGGTATATGACCAAGGCAAATATTTTGATGAAAATGATAAAGAACTATGTGGATCAATAATGTATGACGCTTGGGGCGGTTCTACAATGTTACCTTGGGCTGAAAGAACTGCAAATAAAATAATGGATGAACGTAATAATAAAGTTATGGAAACAAGATATTTTAACATAGAATTTTCCACAGTAGAGGAAAGAAAAATAGAAGGTACTGCATCGTCTATGGATAGTCCATATGATATGGGTACTTTTGATGAGGAAATTGACATGGATGCTTTTGATGATGCTGATTTTAGTGAAGCCGCTGCTTTATTTAATCATGACCAAAACATTGTACTTGGAAGGGTAAGGAATAATACATTGCAGATAAAAAGGGAAGGTAATAAATTAAAATATACTATTGACCCACCAGAAACAAATGCTGCAAGTGATGTTATGACTTTAATCAGAAGGGGTGATGTTTACCAGTCATCTTTTGCATTCTCTTTAAAAGATAATGGTGACTCATGGGAAATGAGGGACGGTAGATGGAAAAGAACAATTAAAAAAATTGACAAAGTATATGATGTTTCTCCAGTAACGTATCCGGCTAATCCCAATACTACTGTTGCTGCAAGAAACATGGAAAGACATATTCAACAAAATGAAAAAGCGGAATGCAATTTCGACGAGTTTGTTGAATTTTTAAACAACTTAAAAAATTATTGAAATGTTGAAATCAGATGAATTGAAACAAACGCGTTCCGCTAAAATAGAAGAAATGCGTTCTTTGATTTCTGCCATCGAAACATTGGGTTCAAATGCCAATGACGATCAAAGGTCAAAGTTAAACACGATTAGGACAGAGGTTAGCAATTTAGAAAATGATATTGATAATCATTTGATGATTGAGGCCGAGTCTAAAAGAATGGCTACTCCTGCAACCAGGGTTAACGAAAACAAAGTTAACGATGAGCAAAGAGTTAAGAAAGGCTATTCATTCCTTAGAGCAGCTAATCTTATTGCTAATAACAAAAACCTTGATGGTTTAGAGTTAGAGATGCACCAAGAGGCTGAAAGAGAATTTAAACAAGCTGGTATCTCCGCGTCGGGTAACCTTTACATTCCTAAAATGATTGTAAAGAACGAGAAAAGGGATATGACTGCTGGTACATCAACCGCTGGTGGTAACACTATCCCAACTATTTTGGGTGACTTAATTCCATTCCTTGACCCAAGATTAGCAGTTATTCAAGCTGGTGCAACTTTGCTTACAGGATTGACTGGTAATTTAGATTTTCCTCGTAATGATGCTGCGGCTACTGCCACTTGGGAAACTGAAAACTCTGCCAATGACGAAACAAGTCCAACTTTTGATAAAATCAGTATGTCACCAAATCGTTTGGGTGCATTTACTGATATTTCAAAGCAGTTACTTGTTCAATCGTCTATTGACGTGGAAAACTTTGTAAGAAACCGTTTAAGTGAAGCCGTTAACAGAGCATTAGACTATGCTTTAATTAATGGTGACAATTCAACTCAACCATTCTATGGTATTTTAAATACTGCTGGT